AGTAATTCTGTAGATTACTTGATACGATATTTATGATCTCTTTTATATTTAGCATATTATGCTCCTTATGGTTAGTTAATTGTTTAATCAGAAAAGGGTGTGTGTGGACTTTTTTTGTTGGTATTTAAAAAGTTAGAGCAGTTTAATGAGTTGCTCAGCTCAGTTAGATAGCATAGTATTATGCTTGGGACTTATCGTTGCCTCTATCATTTTTAAGTTCATTTATAAATTCTTGTATCTGATTGTATGTTTTTGTACACAAACCAGAACCTTGCAATACATAGTCTTTAGTTTCAGGATCATACTTACCAGTCCTTCTGGTTTCGTAATGACCTTTATATTGCTGTTCCCATTCGTGACAATCAGATAAGATAAAAGCACCTAATACAGATAAATAATCTATTATTTCTTCTTTAGTTTTATTCATTGTTTTCTCTCCATTTTTTAAGTTAATTAAATTATGCAGAGCTACACATATGCATCATCCTTGAAAAGAGTGTGCGTGTAGCCCTACAATAAATAAGCAGTAACCGACAATACTCCGTTTATGCCACAGCAAGACATAATTCATAGGCCACGTGATTGCCACTACAAAGCTTGCTAAATAGGTGTTACTGCTCAAATTTAGTAAGTGTAATAAGTTTCTAAAACTCTGTTGTATCCCCTTAGCAATTGTTAGCAATTTAACGTTGATACTTCCTACTTTTAATTACACTTACTATAAATTCACAAAAGGGTGTGAACGGACAATAATTAGATACCTTTATGGTATTTATACTCTAGATGTTTATAACTATCGTGTAGATTGTCATAATCATCGTATGCTTTATCTAGTTTATGTGCAAGTCTAAATGACCATGCAAATGATAAAGCTAGTATAGTTAAGATTAAAACAGCTAGTGCTAGTGGTATTGATACGAATGTCATAAGACCTCCTTTTTAATTAATAAAATTAAAAGCATAACATATTTTTATTGCAATAATCGTTAGACTGAATGTCATAAAGTTATTACCATTAATATGTCATACTTTTAATAAAGTAATATATCACACAAGGGTGTGAATGGACATATACAATGCCCATCACAACTCTTGTATGTATGGATTTATAGTTAGAAGGGAACGTCTGTTACAACCTGTTCTTGGTTAGACTCATTTACCTTACCACCGTAAGTATGTGGCATAGTATCGACATACTCTTTGCCAACATCTTTACACTTCTTACCTGCTTTGATAGCAGTACGTGTAGTGATGATGGCTACGCCTAGCGTTACTAGACCAGTGGTTGTTGCAAGGTTAGTTAATTTGTTAAACATATATACTCCTATAGTAGTTAGTTAATAGTATTCATACCAGGGTGTGAACGAAACTTAACTTGGAAACGTAACCTAATCTGCAACCCCAACCCGTAATTCAACGGGGGTAGGTAACGTAAATACCTCCCACACACAATGTAAACTAATTTTTGAAACTTCATCACATACAATTTGTATAAGATAATATTTTAAACATAGATTATATATGCCTAAAAAAGAAATATACGAAGTATTTAATCCGAGTACTGGAAAATTTGAAGATCATGAAACTACTATAGATGAGATAGATAAGGCATTTGAAATGTATTTACATGATTTTGATGCATATCAAGCTGAACAAAAGATTGTAGAAGAAATTATAAAACAACACTTAACAAAAGATGAAAAGAGTTTGGATTAGCTTAATACATACATTTAGTAATGTATTACATAGTATGTATATTATAACTAGTATTAATAGTATATATATTAATCCCTACATACATGGAACTAATTAAAAGAAGATACATGGGAAAGATGTGTGAGTTTCCTGTATATAAGCAGGATGAGTCACCATATCCATGCGTATACTGGAAAGATGCTAAAGAACATGACTGGGCATATACAGATGATGGCTATGTTGCTAAGTGTATAAAGCGTACAGAGTACGAAGTAAGGGATGGTAGGAAAAAGATAGAGGTAAAGTTGACCTGCGGTGTACAATGGGTGTCTAAGAACTCTAAATTACTCTACGAACCCAATAGAGCAGCAGGTATTTACTCTATGGTAAAGCCACAAAGGTGGCAGAAGAGGGAATTAAACAAGAATCGTACGAAAAACGTAGTAGATGCGTACGTAGGACAGCTGCTAACTGGGCAGAAACCTAACTGGAACGAGCTTGGAAAGGTATATCGCCCAGATCAGAAGGCTCCAGAGGCAACTGTCAAAAGATTATTTAAAGAAAAGGTAGTAAAAGACATGGTATCAGAGAAATTAAAGGAAATAATGTCTCAGAAAGGTATTGATAAAGGATTTGTCCTAGATACAATACTAAAAGCAATAGATATTGCAGAAGAAAAGCAAGATGTGTCTAATATGCTGCGTGCAGCTGAGAATTTTGTAGAAATGTTAGAAATGAAACCTAATAAGAAGGTTACTACAGACACATTGCAGATAGATATGACCAATCAGATAATGGATCAAATAGAAACAGAGGAGAAGAAAATGGTAGCATCACGTAAAACAGAAGAGTTGGAGAGTAATGATGAGTGATGATGTAAACCACCCAGACCATTACACTAAAGGTATTGAGGTTACAGACTTTATTGCATCATGGCAGATGGATTGGTTTAGAGGTAATATAATTAAATATATTGTTAGGTGTCCACATAAGGGTAATACAATAAAAGATTTAGAAAAAGCTAAGTGGTATATCAATGATCTTATAAAAAGACTGCAAGATGAGGATGAGTTACCACCTAGTGCCTGTTATTAATGTTTGAACCTTGCATATATAAAGATAATAGAATGTGTGGGTTTGCTGCAACTTATAAGGATAATTTGCATTGTGGTATCATTAACACTGCTTTTGAAGGTACTAAGGTTAAAAATCTACCTAAGTGTCCTAAGAATATGTCAGCCTACGAAAAAAAGAAATATGTAGCACAGTTTTGAGTGTAACGTCTATACAAGATAAATTAGCTAATGATATCATATTATTTGGAAAGATATGTTTTCCTAATATGTTTTCGTCTGCATCTCCTGATTTCCATCATGAAATAGCAGAATTATTAATAGATCGCTCTAATAACAAGTTAAATATAATAGCACCACGTGGTCATGCTAAATCATCGTTAGTAGCTTGTGTATTCCCTATATGGCATATATTAACAGAAAAAGGCACTAAGTTTATTGTTCTTTCTTCGAAAACAGAAGGACACGCTGTTCGATTACTACAAACGATTAAGAATGCTTTAGAGTACAGTGCAGAGCTACGCAGTGTTTATGGATACTGGGGACAGCACTCTGCACGTACCTGGGCAAGAACAGAGATTGTATTAAAAGACGATACAATGATTATGTGCAGAGGTACAGGTCAACAGGTTGTAGGACTAAAGCATGGTAACCAAAGACCAACGTTAGTTGTTTTAGATGATCCAGAAGATATGATAAACACTAAAACATCTGAAGCTATGGAGTATAATCTTAAATGGTTGCTGCAATCTATGGTACCTGCGTTAGACGCTAAGCGTGGAAGACTTGCAGTTATTGGAACACCGCAGCATCAACGTTGTATGGTAGAAACATTGACACAAACAGATGGGTGGACATCACGTAGGTACAAAGCATTACAGGATGATGGTACTGCGTTATGGAAAGAGATGTGGTCAAAAGAAAAATTAGAAGCTGAAAAGCGTTCATTGGAGTCTATTGGTAGGGTATCTTCGTTTTATCGTGAATACCAATGTGAGATAATAGGTGACGAAGAACAAATGTTTAAAGAAGAATACCTACAAGTATACGATGGAAACATTACGTGGGTAGATAATGAATCATTTATAGAATTTGCGTCAGGTAAGACAGTGCCTGTTAATATCTTCATGGGTGTAGACCCAGCTAGTTCAATCAAAAAACATGCAGACTACTCAACTATAGTGTCAGTAGCTGTGGATGAAAAGAATAATAAATACGTACTGCCTTACTTTCGCAAACGCTGTAAGCCTATGGATCTTGCAGATAAGATAATAGATTACTTTAAATTGTATAAACCAGTTAAGACACGTATTGAATCTGTAGGATATCAAGAAATGCTACGTGATTACTTACGTACCAGGGCAGATGAAGAAGGTTTATTCATACCAGGACTGGAAATAAAAGAATCTCCACGTTCAAGTAAGTCATCCAGACTTGAAACTATGCACCCATTCTTTGCACAAAAGAAGATGCATATACAGAAGAACATGACTGAGCTTAAAGATGAGCTATTAATGTTTCCCAGGGGAAAACACGATGACCTGTTAGATGGGTTATATTATGCAACTAAACATAATTACCCTCCAAATCATGAGATGCATAAAACAAATAATCATCACATACAAGGAAAATTTGGAAAAAAATCGGATGATTGGCTAATTACTTGAAACTTTTATGATATAGTTATGTCTAACTTCATGGATCAATACTATGGCAGAGAAACATCCAGAAGTTAAAATATCGGAAGATCTCCTAAGAGATTATTCATCAGTTCGTGATTCATGGGCAAACCAAGCTGCTGAAGACAATGAGTTTCGTAATGGCGCTCAATGGACTAAATCTCAAATAGACTCTTTACGTCAAAGAGCGCAAGAACCCCTAGTTGTAAATGTTATATATCCTGCTGTGGAACAGGCAAAAGCTATGCTTACATCAAACTCTCCACGTTTCCAGTCTACTGGTAGAGAGGGTAGTGATGTAGAAACTGGACAAGTATTTTCTGATTTAATGAGCTGGGTATGGGAAAACTCGAAGGGTAACACCGAACTAAAACAAGCTATTGACGATTATTATGTCAAAGGTATGGGGTGCTTTATGGTACACCATGACCCTCTAGCTGACTTTGGTAAAGGTGATATCTTTGTCAAGGCGATTGATCCACTTGATGTATACATAGATCCTTCATCCCAGGATGCATATTCCAGAGATGCATCTTCCATTATCGTATCTAAACTCTATTCTGAGAAACATCTCCTCTCTATGTATCCAGATTTAGAAGAAATAATCCGTACTGCTACTGAAGTTACTGTTGCTCCTCAAACAGCATCTATCAGAACAGGTCTTGAAGGCCAGATTGTCAGTAAGGAAGATATAGATGCCCAGCGAATTAATTCTGGAGATGATAGAGAGTTAGAATTAATAGATAGATATGAAAAGATAACGGTTCCACACTTTAGAGTATTCGATCCTTATCTTAATGATGAGAAGATACTAGAGCCTCAAGACTATGAGGACTATGCAGCTAAACCTGCTTATAAAGTATTTAATCAAGACAATGAACGTATTATTACAGATGATAATGAAGTAGTAAAATACGAAAGCATTGAAAAAGAATTTGGAAATGTATTCCACTTAGCAATTAATCCAATGACACAAGAACAAGTAATGATGCAAGGCGAGGAAACTGAAGCAGGTGTTGAAGGCAGTACAACTATACTTACACGTGTTACTTTTGGAGATTTAATAGAAACAGGTAATATTCTATACAATCAAATAGAATTAAAAAGAATCAAACAAACAGTAAGCGTAGGTGGTCAGTTATTGTTTATTAACGTACTGCCGCTTGAGGATTATCCTATTATAACTATGATGAATGGACATAATAGGAATCCATATCCTACAAGTGACGTAAGACTTGTAAAAGGACTCCAGTCTTATATTAATAAAATACGCTCCTTAATCGTAGCTCATGCTTCCTCCTCTACTAATGTCAAGCTCCTTATTCCTCGTGGTTCTATGAATAAAAAACAGTTGGAGGAAGAATGGGCGCGAGCTGGTACAGCTGTTATTGAATTTGATCCAGAACTAGGAACTCCTATTGTAGCTGGACCAATACCATTGCCTAATGAATTATATAAAAATGAAGCAGATGCTAAAGCAGACATTGAGCGTATACTAGGTATATATGCAATGATGCAAGGAGATCCTTCTGCTACCCCACAAACATATAAAGGTACTCTTGCAATTGATGAGTACGGACAAAGAAGAATTAAGTCAAAACGTGATGACATAGAAGAATGTGTCAATCAAGTTGCAAAGATTGTTGTACAGTTTATTCAATATACTTACACAACAATGAAAGTCATGAGACTACTACAACCAAATCATAAACCAAAAGAAGTAACAATAAATGAACCTGTGTACGACCAAATTAGTGGTGAGTTCTTAGGTAAGTTAAACGATGTAACAGTTGGAAAATATGATGTAATAGTAGTTTCTGGCTCAACACTTCCATCTAATAGATATGCTCGTTTCGAGTACTATATGGAATTGTACAAGTCTGGAATTATAGATCAGATTGAAGTACTTAAACAAACAGAGATAGCAAACGTAGAAGATGTAATGAATAGATCTTCTAAGATGAGCAAACTCATGAGTCAAGTACAATCACAAGATGCTACAATTAAAGACTTGCAAGGAGACTTGCAGACTGCTAGACGTGAACTCGTTCATGCACGTCAGCGAGTTGAAATCGAAAAGTTCAAAACTGATTTAGAGCAATCAGCCAATAGAGCCGATATGGCATCTAAGCTGTATAGTGCTAGGTCAGATGATGAGCTTAAGAAAATAAAAAATGTCGTTGCTGAGCAAGAAGCTACAAACGATGAAATAATACCATTGGAGGAATAATGGAAACACAAAGTAATGCTGAAGTTCAAGAAGTAAGTCAAGGTCAAGGGGTAGATGTATTTGATACACCTGCACCAGAGCCAATAGCAGATACCTTACCTCTCGAACCTTCAATTACCCAAGCACCTATGGGGGAAACTCCACAAGAAGTTCAAACTGAGCAGGGCAGCTCGGTTGCTGAACAAGACGTATCTGCAAAAGAGGATCCGAATAGAATGGCATATTGGCAATCACAGGCTGATAAGGCTAAGAATGAAGCACAAGGCATGGCAGCTGAACTTGAATTATACAAGAAAGCTGTTAGTTCTATGCAACAAGCTCCAATCTCCAACGAAACCCAACCACAGCCACAGGATGATTCGTTGAAGGAGCCTACGCCACCAGAAAGACCGATGAACTACAGTGAAGTAGATGCCTATAACGATCCAGAGAGCGATTCTTTTAGATATAGAATGGCTAAAGAACAATATCAAGACCAACGATATGACTATCTTAAGAACATAGAGTATGCACGTGTTGCACAGCAAGAACAAATGATGGCTAAGCAACAGGAAAAGTCAATGATGAATGATGCATATAACTCTGTAAAAAGTTCTTATGGATGGGATGATATGAAGGCAGCTGATTTTATTGGCTGGGCTACAAATCCTAATAACGTTACTCTTGATGTATTAGCTAAACTATTTGATATACAGAATGCTCCAACACCAAATCAAATAAGTGCTGAACAGAAGAAACAACAATATGCTCAAACACAACAAGCTCTATCTATTCCCAGAACTCCATCAGTGGAAACAGGGACTAGTCAAGCTCCAATGAATGAGCAAGATATGTTTAATGCAGCCTTATTACAACAGAGCAAACTAAGGAAATAGTAAAATGGCAACAGGTAAAAACCTAAGTGGCTCAGGTGTCTTATATACTGATCGGCGAGATTTTTACATCAGCCCACAAGTTGTAAAAGAACTTTGGACTGATGTAACCCCGTTTACAACGGTTGTGGCTAATCAGGAACAGAGAACACCTAATGATCCCACTTTTAAAATGTTCGAACATCGTAACCCATGGAACAAGCAAGAGTTTTCATTAGCAGCTAACCCTGCTTCTGTAGCTTCTAAAGCAGAACTAGGAACAGCAGTAGCAGTTGACGGTATCGTTGGATTAGCTTCTAGTGTAGATAGTTCTTATCTTGGTCTTGAGTGCGAAGTTTGGGATTCAACAAAAACAACATTAAGAGGTCATGCTCTTATTACAGTAGTTGGTACAAACGAACTAAAATACAAAAACATTGGTGCAGCAGCTTTAGACGCAGCTGACAATGATGTATTTATTGTAGTAGGTAATGCACATGGTGAAGGAACAGAAGCTCCTGATTCATGGGCAGACGAACTTAAGGTTGTTTATAACACTACTCAGATATTTAAAACTCCACTACAAATTACTGGTACCCTTGAGGCAGCAGCACTTCGTGGTGAGTCTTCTGAGTTAGCTAGACTACGTTTACAAAAATCACAAGAGCATAAGATTCAAAAAGAAAGAGCCTTCTTATTTGGCGATTCTCCAATTGGAACTGGTCTTGCTGATTCACGCGATGGTGCAAGTGACGAATCATTTACTGATGGATATACCACTGACGCAAACGGTAATGTAGTCCGTACAACCAAAGGTATTGTAACTGCTTTAGAAGATTACGGTGCAACTTCTGGCGATGACCAGAATGTGTTTACTGTATCTGAAGCATCTTATAGCTACAGTAGCTTTGTAGATGATATGGAAAAAGTATTCCAATACGTTCCAGAGGCAGGCATGAAAATGGCTTTCTGTGGAATGGGTGCAATGAGCTATTGGTCTAAAATGGAAGGTTCTTCTGGTTTTGCAGGCAACTCAGGTTGGAATGTAAATATCAGTTCTTCCGAGCGTAGCTCAATGGGCTTTAACTATCGTCAGTTAGAAACTCCTCATGGAGTATTGATGTTAATTCCAACACCAGTACTACGTGGTCCTTATAACAAACACATGGTCGTTGTATCAGAGGAAAATCTTTTCCACGCTACATACAGACCTCCAGTATATCAAACAAATATCAAAACTGATAATGCGTTTGATGGTGTTAAGGATCAGTACATGTCTGACGAAGGCATTGGTATAACCTTGATTGAATCTCATAAGTTATTTAAGATAACAGATTAAGGGAGGTTTAACATGGCTAGACCATATATAGGCGGAACCAGTGCTGGTATTAAAGCACTCGCATCTACACAAACTTTAGCAAAAGCTGATACAGGTAAAGTATTTGTATGCTCCCAAGCTGGTGCATATGATATTACATTACCAGCAATAGGTGATGCTAAAGGATGGCAAGGAACTTTTGTTCTTGGCACAGCAGGATCCAATGATTTTAAAATTATTGGTGGAACTGCTGATGTAATGATAGGTGCAGTAGTAGCTGAAGACGGTACACAAGTTGATGCAGCAGACCATATTAAATTCGTTAGTGGTGCAGCTGTTGTAGGAGACAGAATAGATGTTTTCTGCGATGGAACTAACTACTATGTTTATGGTTTCTGTGTTGATGATGCACACATAACTGCACATGGTTAATAAGTAAGGTAATGGGGGTAGTTAATTCTACCCCCTAACCTATAAGGAAATAAATGCAAACATTTAAATTACAAGTAGAAGATTTGATAGGAAGAACGTTAAGTGACACTAGTGGCTTAAACGATATGCTTACAGCTACAGCATGTGAAGTAGCAGATAGATTACCAAAAGATGTTCTTATTAGAAATGCTACAGTTACCCAGGTAACTAGTAATCCTACAAGTATCCATGATAAAAGAATTTTATCTATATCTAGAAATGGATACTATGCAAATGAAAAGCCTTATAGTGCAAGTAGTCCATTATCTGATTCTGGTAGTATATACTACGCAGATGCAGTTAATAAAAAAGATCCAGTATTTTATTTTAAAGGCAAAGATTTAATTATACTACCTGCACCTGGTAGTGGAGAAGAAGGTGAGATATTATCCTATACGTATCCAACAGTAGCACATGGGGATAGTGCTATATCTGATTTTCCTAATGCAGCAGAATACGCAGTTACTCTAGGAGCAGCTGCAAAGTTTATGATGAAACTAGCAGCAGAAGATCAAAACAATGAAGATATTGAACTTGCAACAAATACAGCAAGTTTTGCTCAACAATTAAAGATTGAGTATGAAAAAGAATTACAAAGAATAGTGGAACAAAAATGACGCAAAAACAAATGATAGAAATGGTAAGACAGCATCATCCAGATGTTAGTGAAACACAAATACGTTTATGGCTTAACGCAGGTATGGAAGAGTTTGCACGTAGAACCAGAATGCTATCAGGTGCGTTTACATTTAGTACAGTAGCAAACCAAAGATACTATGGTTTGTCAGATGATATATTAGAAATTATATCTGTAGACTATGATGGGTACGATATACCAAGACTAGGTAATAGACCTGAGAAAAGAGATATAACATAATGAGTGCTGAGAATAGAAAGTTTGCATACTGGGTAGAAAGAGATGCTATTGCTATAGTTAATAGATCTGTACAAGACTCAGCATATACATATACATCTCCTACTTCAGTTAAAACAGTAACTATTTTTGCTGTTAAAAAACCAAATTTATTTATCCAGGCAACAACTGGAACCGCTGGTACTAATACAGGTTATAATGAAGAGCCTGATATACCAAACGAATTTAGACACGCTATTGTAGCTAAGGCTATACAACGTGGCTATGAATTAAATGTAGAAACATTACCTGCTGCACAGTATTGGGATAACCAATATGAAAAAGGTGTTAGAGAAGGTAAGCGTTATGCAAATACAGGCAGAGTAGAAAAAGCAGTTATTAAGCTGCAAGGTTTTGAACCTTCTACATCTGCAACTAGAGATAAGGATGAATCGTGACAGAAGTCACACTAACAGAAGCAAGTTACACAGAGCAACAAATTGCAACTGCATCTATGACTGAAGTAGCAGAGTATACAGATGTATTTACGCTTGTAGATGGTGAAGGTAACTTAATCAATACAGAACTAGCTAATTATACGGAGGCATCATAATGTCAGTAAAAAAAGATCTTCATAAGTATGCTGCTGGTCAAGCGTTAAATTCTGAGTATGCATCAGCATGGACTGAAGCATCCAGAGGTACAACTTGTAACAGTGATACAAACGATGAAGTAAATATAGCTCTTACAGATGGTCATACTGTACTATATGTATATTGTGACGAATTGTGTTCAATAGGTTTTGACACAACATCAGGAGATGCTAACGGAAACAATTCATTAAGAATAGAAGCAGGTAAGTCGCATAAGTTTTATATACCTAACGGAGCAACCCATGTCCATATAGAAGGACAAGGTGGCAGTGGTACTAAATATTGTTATGTGGTAACAGGGTAAGATTATGGCAAATCCATTAAAATTTACAGAAAGAGAAATACTAAACAAGGCACTTAACTCAGGTGAAGATGCTCTAAAGGTAGACATTGATAATGTTACCCTGAAGACAGAAGGATCTGATATAGCCATTGAAGTACATCTAGATAAAGCAGAAGACAATGTTTTAGTCTATGCTAATACAAACAAAGCAGGAAGTGGAACAAGCTATGTACCATTAGTTGATGCTGATGGACATTTGCAAGTAGATGTTATGTCATCAGGATTACCTTCTGGTGGTGCAACGTCAGCTAATCAATCTACAATGATTACAGCATTGCAATTAATAGATGACGCAGTCTATGTAGATGATGCAGACTGGTCAGACGGTTCTTCTAAACATATGTTAGTAGGTGGACTATATGGATCTAATACAATCACAAGTGGTGACGTTGGTCCAATAGCATTAGCAGCAGATGGAGCAGTTCACATTGACGATGGTGGAAATACTATAACAGTAGATGGAACAGTAACAGCTAATCTTTCAGCTACAGATAACGCAGTATTAGATACAATAGATGCTGATACTGGAGCAATAAAAACTGCAACTGAAGCTACACAAGCAGCTGTAGAGAAAAACTTATATGGAAATGCTTTAGTTATTACAGCGGTTGATGGTGGAAGTACTCAAGCATTAGGAGCTACTTACGAAGCTTTGTATGTTGGAGTAGGTGGAGATGTTGTTGTTACTATGGTAGGTACAGGAAACTTTACTTTTAAAAACGTTGCTAGTGGTCAATTACTTCCAGTAAGGATTACACACGTTATTAATACAAATACTACAGCAACAAACATGATAGCATTAAAAGCGTAATATGCCAAATATTACTACTAGAAGACAGATAGTTAATTTTTTTAATTCTATCTATGACGTTATCTGGAATATATCCAAATTAGATTGGAATGAAGATAACGTTAATTGGGAAGATCACACAGGATAAATGGGTGCTTTAACCGACAATACTATTGCTTCTACCTATAAGCAATTATTAAAAATCACATCTGAAGGTGTTGGTGCTGACGCTTCTGCTAAATATGTAGAAGATGGTTTAGGTACCGATACTGCACTATCTCTTAGCACAACACGTATTGGTATAGGAACTGCAAGCCCAGCAAATATACTTCATATTGTACATACAGGTGGTGATAGTAATGCAGGAATAAAAATAATTTCTACAGCTAGTGATAGTTTTAACTGGATTACGGAAGCAACAAACTCTAACCTTGCTGCAGGAGAACATTTAGTTCATATGTTTGGAAAAGAACAGGCAACTAAAAATAGCGCCCATATTGGATTTACATTTAATTCAGACCATGGAGATGACAATACTCTTAATCTTGGCTTTTTTGGTGCTAATGATATTTTAAATGTGACATCTGGTGGAAATGTTGGTATAGGAACTACAAGTCCAAATAGACTACTTCGTGTAAATGCAGCTGATGGTGAACAAGATAATACATCGGTAGCAATGTTTGTAAATCTTGAATCAACATCTGGAAGAAGTAAAGGTGTTGATATCCAAGCAGGTACAAGTAACGATGATTATATGTTAAGTATGGATGACCAAAGTGGTAATACAAAATTTAGATTTACTGGAGCTGGAAGACTAGGCATCGGACAGACAACTGTAAATGCTATGCTTGACATTGATGATGATGGTGCAGATACAGGGATAGGTGTTCCCCAAATTAGAGTTGGTAGTATAAACAATACGGGTGTTTATGGATTAATTGGATTTGGATGGGGTGGAAGTACTACATATTCACCAGTTACTATTGGTGGTCTTGGAACAAGTGGTTCAGGTTCTGTTGAAGCAGACTTTGTTATAAATACAAGAGATGGTACAAGCGATGCAGTTCCAGTTGAAAGAATGCGTGTTACACACGATGGCAAGGTTGGTATAGGAACTACAAGTCCAGCGAGAATACTTGATATACAAGGAGCAGGTAATACAGATGGTATAAGATTTAATAATACTGGTTATTCTTATTATAATGAAATATGTAATAATGGCGATGGTTTAATCTTTAGAGTAGACCCAGGAACATCTGGTGGTTCTGGAGTAGATTTTAGATGGACTATTAATGACGATGAAAAAATGAGACTTAATCAAGGAGGCAGGTTAGGTATAAATGCTACAACTGTAAATGCAAGACTTCACGTTAATGAAGGAACTTCTGGACAAGAGAATGTTTATTTAGACCATACTGCAAGTGGTTTGCAAACAATGATATTGTTTAAAACTCAGGGTACTACAAGGGGAACTATTCAGTCTGATAATTCTCCTTCAGAAACGCATTATAATACTTCTTCCGATGAAAGATTAAAAGAAAATATTGTTGAAGTTGATGATGCCTTGTCTATTGTAAATAAAATACCTGTTAAACAGTTTAATTTTATTGAAGATGAAAATAATACTCCTGTTATTGGATATATAGGGCAAGAGCTTATAAAAGAATATCCAAGAGCCGTTTCAGTTACCAAAACTGATGAATATGATGACCATCACATGGTAGACCAATCAAAGATGGTAGCTGTATTAATGAAAGCAGTACAAGAACTATCAGCAAAAGTAGAAACCCTTAAATTAAAAGTAGAAGAATTAAAAACAGAATTACAAGATACGAAAGATTATGTAGATCATAAGCAAGATTACAATTCAATGGCAGGAAGAATAAATTCCTGTGAAGCAAGAATAGCTAGTTTGGAAAAAGAATAATATGGCAACAGGAACATTAACAGGGCAAACGATTGCTAACACCTATAAGTCTTTATTAAAGATTACTGGTACTACAGCTGGTGGAGAAACTCTTCATGCCACAACATTAAAAGTAATAGAGGATGGCGATGGAAATCCATTTCCGTTTTCAGCAGCTACTGATGCTGTAATGATTAACAGCACTAATCGTTTAGAGT